AAATGATTATTCCAATTGCTACTTTCTTAACAGGTACATTGTCAGGAATTATGTTAGCTGGCGGTAGTAAAGAAGAAATGGAAATGAAGCGTGATATGATTAAGCAAGCGCAAGAGAATTCAAACACCTATGCTAAAGCTAATCCAGTAAAAATAGAGCCTACATTTAATCCAGGTTTTTCAACAACTGCTGGCTTTAATGGAACTAGTGCAGCTCCTGTTACTAATATTACTTATATTAATGGCAAACCTGCACCAGTCCAAACACCTCATCCGGAGATTTAAATGGATAACATAAAAACTATGTTATCACAAGATCCAGCCGTTAGCAGTAAACGAGTAATTACTTTTTTAGCTTTTTTACTATGTGCTGCTGCTTTTATAGCTATGATACTGGGTCATACTATAGACTCAAAACTATTTGATTCTATGATGTTTATTGTAATTGCGGGACTAGGATTCACAGCAAGCGAAAAGTTTGCACCAACCAAGGAAATTAAATGAAAAAATTATCGTTAGCACTGTGTGTTGTTACAAGTTTAGTGCTTCCTGTGTGGGCTTGCGAAGCGCACGCTGAAGCAGAAACCAAAAAAGTCTGTAAAGAAAAAACAGATAAAGCTGGTAAGCCTGTGTTAGACAAAGCCGGCAAACCTCAAGAAGAGTGCAAAACTATTAAAGTGCACCAAAAACTTGAAAGTACTAAAGTTGAAGACGCCAAGAAGAAGTAAATTTATATTTGACAGACACATCTAGGTCTGCTACAATATAAGTTGGCAGATCAATTTTATCAACCTTACAAGGAAGTTTATGGCAAGTGGTAAAAGAGCAAGACGCGACAATGTAATTCAATTGGAACGTAACCCAGTAGAGTATGGATTTACAGATGTAAAACCTTTAAACTTTATACAAGCAGAATACCTAAGAGCAATTCAATCTAATCAAATAGTATTTGGTGTAGGAAGTGCTGGAACAGGTAAGACGTATGTAGCAGCAACGTATGCCGCGGGAGAACTCTTTCATAGACGTATTCAGAAGATAGTTCTGACTAGACCCAACGTAGAAACAGGACGTGGACTAGGATTTTTACCAGGTACACTAGAGGAGAAATATGCTCCGTATCTAGAACCTTTTGACAGTGTGTTTGCTCGTAGCCTTGGAAAAGGTTTTTATGAGTACGCATTAAAAGCAAAAACAATAGAGCCTAAACCACTGGGCTTTATGCGAGGTGCAACTTTTGATAATTGCATTGTTCTTTTAGATGAGGCACAAAATGCCACAAAAGAAGAAATGAAAATGCTGCTGTCCAGAATAGGTAAAAATTGTAAAATGATTATTAGTGGTGATGTAGATCAAGCTGATATTCCTGACTCAGGACTATCAGACGCAATCCATCGACTAGATCGTATTCCAGACATTGAAGTTGTCCGATTCATGGATGACGACATTGTCCGATCTAAAATGTGTAAACAAATTATTTTAGCTTATAGAGATTAATTATGGCAGAAATGTATAAACCAACAGAAGGCATGGCAAGCGCAGCCAAACGTGCACTTAAATGGCATGAAGAAGGTAAACCTGGTGGTACTTTAGTTGGTTTAGCACGAGCCAATCAACTAAAAGATCGTGAAAATTTATCAGCTTCAACAGTGCTCAGAATGTTTTCATTCTTTAGTCGCCACGAAGTAGATAAAAAAGCCACTGGTTTTAACAGTGGCGAAGAAGGTTTTCCAAGCAAAGGTCGAGTAGCTTGGGACTTGTGGGGCGGTGATGGTGGCTTCTCTTGGAGCAGCCAAAAACGAGACCATATTATGGCACAACGTGCACTGTTAGTACACGAAATCTTAAAACTTCAAAAATGAAAAAAGCCCTGTATAGCAATATACAGGGCTTTTGTTTAAGTGTACTTCTTTTTCAGAACTTTATAGCGACCGTGAAATTTACTAGAATAGGCAAATTTATTTGCCATATCATTGTATTCTTTTAAATCTATTAAATGTGTTTTTAATACAACTTTTCGCTCAGTTAGTGGTAAAATATTAAGTAAGGGTTCTCCGCTATACAAATCAATGTCCGCATTAGCTTTTTTAGGCAACCACATATTGCAATTTGCGCCTACCTGATATTTATAATTTAAAACTCCACCAGGAATTCTAAATTTAAACATATTGCTAGGCTTGTTCCAATCTGAGTGGAATAATTGAAAGTTTACTCCTGATTTTTCTTGTAACTGCCAAGGTGCAGTAATTTTCATATGTATAAGGTCATCAAACTCCTCATGGTCAAATTGAGCATGAGGATGGTGTCCAATCTTTAAATCATCAGCAGAGCTTTTCCATGCAAAATTACCGTGTTCATCATATTTTAATCGTAAATCACACCACAGTGGTATAGTAAACATATTTTTATACATGTCTAATAGACCTTCGCATACTTTAATAGTAGCCATAGGAGTAATAATTGGATTACCTTCAGTAGGTACTTCACAATGAGACTTTAAAGATTTCCACCAATCTGGATATATTTGTGTTGATTTTACAATAGGATTTTGATGATATACTCCTGCATGAAAAGTATACGCGTCAAGAGTAATAGGACGCAATCGTGAAATAATATCAAACATTTTATTCCTCTTCAACAGCTTCTTTTGGAAGCTGTTCTTGGGCTTGCTTTACTAATTTATTAGTTAGTGGATTAGCTTTTTTAGCGGGTAATTCTTGAAGACCTGCTAAAATTGTGTTCGCTTCTTCTATTGTAACTTTTAGTGTAATAGTATTTTCTTCCATATATTACCTAATCGGACAAGCACCTGTAGCACAATCTTCGCCCATAATTTCATCAAAACTATTTGCGTTTTCTAGGCTTACTGGAGCAAGTTGCTGTACATAACTGCGGAAAGTTTGTTCGTCCACAACTTCTTGCGGTAAATATAAATAACCAAGATCTTTAGCTGTTTTAGTAGGATCAGTACGATAGATGAAACTAACGCCTACATAACAATCCCAGTTATCTAACAACCAATCAATGATTGCAGGAACTTCTGTTGGGTCATAACTAATTGTTACACTAGTATTCTGCTGAGTCCAACTAGTCTGAATCAACTTGTATTTTTCGAGTTGTTCGACTGCTGTGTCAAGGTTGACTTCTTTTCCACTAACTTTATGGAAAGGTACATCAGCCCACTCAACAGGGAATGTAATAAGTACACCGCTATCATCAGTGGGGTGATTAACAACGTTATAATTAGCATCGCGCAATACTTCAACAATAGGATCAAATTTACTGAATTGGACATTATTGAAAATATACTTTCCTAGTGGCTTGTGAATTCCTTCTGTGGTATCCATGATTTTGGACAATGTTCCACTAGGTTTAACACAAGTAATATTTTTAGGTGACGGTAAATCTAACTCTTGAGCCATACCGATAGCTGCACCAGTAGCTGTACGTTTCAAGTACTCATAGTCATAGCCATTCATATCTGGCCGTTTAGCAATACCTGTTAAACCTACTCCGCATAAACGCATAAAGTAGTTGTTTAAGTGCCACGACTCTTGTAAAATACCGTCCTGTAAATTTACACAGGTTTGGCGGTAATTTGCGCGAGCTGCAAGACGTATGGCATTGTGAAGTCCAGCGGTGTCTCCTTTAAATTTAGCAATGTCTGTTTCTGTAAGATTACAAAATGATTTATTGCCGAGTAGGATTTCCACACAGGGGTTTGCACCTTTAAACCAAGGGGCACGACGTAAGGCTTCAACTTCATTGATAAATCCTGGTTCTGATCCACCTGCTTCTAACATTAGATCAAAAATCTTTTGTAAGTCAGCTTTTAGTGGTTTCTCTTTAAATACTAAACTATTATTAGATTGTTGGCGATGTGAGTTGTTATACAACCACCAATCTTTTTTTGCTACAGCAAATTCTTCCCATTCGGGTTGCCCGTAGTCAAACAAAGCAATTTCCGCACTCCTGCGGCTACTAAGAATAGTACCAAGATGATTAACAATGTCGAGAATATCCATCCTAGTAAGTAAACTATCAGCACGGCCATTGAGGATGTTTGCAATAGCCACATATGCAGTTGATATAGCGCTATCCCCACTTGAGATCCATCCATATCCTTTTAACCTTTCTCCAGCAGGGCGTAACTGACTAAAGTCGAGTACGAGAGTATCAGCAGCGTACTTACCAGCAATAAGCTTACCGATAGATTTTGCCCAGGCCTCGGCAGAATCCCCAACTTGAATAGTCCAAGTTTTAGTTTCTTCGTCAAACGTTTCAGTATTGTATTCATTACCGCCCTTAGCTGTACGAGTACTACGAATTACACGAATATTTTTAATTGGCTTTGAAAAACCATTTAAAGTACCTACGATTGGTTTAAATCCTACTCCGCATCCTTGTAGTAAAAGCCATAAGCAATCTACTACATCATATACAGTCTCTACGTGTGTAAAGCTGCAATTAAATTGTGAAGCCTCACGAGTTTTAGCTACATCTGTACCGCCTAACCATAATGTGCGACCACTCATAGCAACTTTACGATCCAACATTAGCTGTTCAAGATCATATAGTTCTGCGTATTCTGTATCTGTTAATTCACGGCCTGCAGCACGTTGCCACAGCCATTCTTGGTGATCGATAACTCGGGCTACTGTTTCTTGCCATGTTTCAAATTGTTTTCCGTCGTCTGAAACTGGTCTGTTATATGTACGACGTGTTATTACTTGTGCTCTTGTGCTTACCTGCATGATTTCCTTATGTTCCTGTTGAACCGAAGCCTCCTGTGCCTCGGGTAGAGTCGTTCCAAATATCTTTAAACTGTACTAGTTCAACCTTCTGAATAACCAACTGAGCAATTCTATCCCCAGCTGTAATTTTATAAGGGTCATCACCGATATTTTTTAACAAAACTTTAATTGTGTCACGATAACCACTATCAATCACGCCTACGCTGTGAGGGATAGTGATTCCCTTTTTTCCTTGAGAGCTTCTATTATACACAAAGCCTGCAAAGCCCTGTGGAATTTTAATTGCTATACCCGTATCAACAAGTTTTTGCTCGTTTGGATAAATTTCCAAATCTTCACACGCAAATAAATCTGCACCAGCATCACTATGATGTGCACGTTCAGGAAGTCTAGCCCCTGGCTTTAGCATACAGTCAATTGCAGCGGTATAAGTCATGGTATTTGCATTATATGCAATAGTTCCAATAATTGTTGTTCCGTTCATTTTAAATATAACTCTAAGGTTTCGTCAATTTGTTTGCAATTCTCAGTACCAATAGCTTCTTCGCAAAAGGTAACTAAGTCCATTAATTTATAGTTCAATTCTAGTTGGTCTTTACATTCGTTTAGTGCTTGGATGTATTTATATCGACCACTAATAGGGATGCTCGCAATAATATCGTAAGTACTGCCATATTCATTAACCAATCCCACGGCTCGCTTAGGTCCAATACCAGGCACCCCAGCAACATTATCACCACTATCACCTGTAAGACATTTAATACTAATGTAGTCTTCTGGATTAAAGTCATAGTGGTCATTCCAATTATCGACTGTAACTTCTTTACGAGTAACATAACTGAACCTTGATACGTTAGGTTGAACTAATAAATCCCAATCTTTATCTGAGCTAACCAGCCAAATATCGTCAATGGGGAGTTTTGATTTTTTTGATACAATATATGCTGCAATATCGTCAGCCTCAACGCCTTGAAAACGTAAAACTGGAAAATCGGTATTGTCAGCAATGTGCTCTAGTGTTTTTGTAAAGTCCTCGAAAAACAACTCAAACGCTGCTTTTTCAGCGTCTGTTTGATTTTCGAACTTGTCTTTACGATTTTGTTTGTACTCAGGATAAATAGCTTTGCGATAAGAACTAGAGCCTTGATCGCCAGCAATAATCACATGAGATGCTTTATATGATTTTTTAAGACTTTGAACTGTGCGTAAGTAATCCTCAGCAAAATCTGTAGCACCGCTATGTTTATAGCGAAAGGCAAGATTAAGCGAGTCAACAACTAGCAGAGTATTGTTTGATTCAGTAATTTTTGAGAATGTTTTTGACATATTATTTGTGTGTTAATCTGTTATTATACCACTGCTTAGCTGTTTTGTCAAGTTACAAATACTGGTTGCTCCCACTTTAACCAGTCTTCTAGCAATGCTGC